GTTGTTGTGTTTTGTTTTGGGATGAGGGTAATCCCTCCCACCGAAGCAGGCATGGCTGCGTTGTTGGCCTCGAAGTCTAAGCCGTAGTCGTTCTTGATGTATTCGCGCCAGTTGTACCCAGTAGATATAGAATCCCCGATATATAATGCTTTCTTACTCCGATTTTTGCTCGCGGCCGTATTGGCGTCTAATATGCTTGTCAGCATGCGGCTTTTACTCGGTACATCTGCGCTATACGCATAAATTATATTATCGACAGAATCATCACCTTTATATCCTGTAATAAGCATATAGTTGGCCGTAGCTGGAGCTCGTTGATAGTCACTAATTCCGCTTGAATACGGAACCACTATATCAGGAACTGTTCCTTGTGATGGTAGATTTGCACACCACCCAACAAACATATACGGATTCCCTTCCGATGCTTTTCTATAATAATGTCCTCCTGGAGTTACAGCGTAAACTCTTACGGCCTGCTTCTGAAGACTTCTCCAGACGCCAGACGAATCTATGTAGTACCCCTCATAGGTAGCTAATGGTGTTAATCTTTCACTGATGACGGACACGTCGTCAGAATCAGCTGCAGGATAAAACTTGGTTTTAGTTCTTAAATACCAAGTGCCAGAATTTGAAATGCAAAAATACCCGCTCCGTTCTGCCACATACGGGAACGTGGTGTCCGTCGGGATAATTGTATCTAACATAAACCCGCTGCTCGGCTCCAGGTTCGTAAATCCAGCTCTAAAATTACCGGAGACTGAACCATTGGAATCTATAATGGTCCCTTTTGTAACGTAGACATATTTTATATCCCAGGGGCTGCCCGTAATTGCATTTATACCTGAACTATTGATATATCCCGGCAAACTATTTTCTGCATCTTTATATTTCCCAATCTCTCTGTAAACCGCATCCGCTTCAAATTGAGTATCAGCTAATCGCCGAATAACCGCATCAATACCATAGCTAAAAAGATAGATGTAGCATGAGAGAATGGCCGTATTATCTCCACTCACTGCAATATAACAATCGAACGGAACTGTGTAATAAATATTCTTTTTATTTATGTTTGTGACTGGGACCGAGCCAAGTGTCGGTTCCTCGTCAAACAACGCAAAGCCACCATAGCCCCCGCCGGCTGCCGTCGAAATATATACCAGGTCCCCCTTACTTACTTGTGCATATTTTATAGAAAAATTCGCATTTTGTGTGATTGTCCCAGAATTGTTGATATATCCGCCGGGGAGAAGAGTGTTTTCAAGAGGGACCTGTTGCTTTAATTGAATCCCCACTTCTTGGCCTAACTGACTGATCTTGCCATCAAGCACCTTGCCCTGGCGTGCTGCCAGAGGAAGGGAGGTGCTGTCGGAGTCAAGGCTGTCCACGGGCTCCAGGTTTCCGATCTCACCAACCAGGCTCCAGCTGGGGCTGGATGTGCCATTGTAGCGATAGACGGAGCCGTTATCGGAGTCCGAAGACGCAATCACGACAATCTGACCGGGCCGAAGGGGGAGGCCCGTGAGGTCAGATACGGGGGCCGTGTCGGCCTCCATTGCAGCAACGCTGGCGTAGATCTTACTGATCACCAGGGCCGCGCCTTGCTGCAGCCACAGCTCATTCATGGCCAGAAGGGTGTCATACATTATGCCGCCGGCCCGCTCCGGGCTGATGCTGTTCAGCATAGTCTCATCACGGAGAGCTGCTGCACGGGCTAAGAGTTCATTAATGTTTGCCATATGTTTAAATACTGTTTAGACGTTAAAACAAGGGACCAAAGCACGGGCATGTCCAGCTCCAACAGGGAAAGTATCGCTCCCACAGCTAAACGCGATGCCTATGCTATTGTTGTCTGTGTTTTTGGTAATAATCGCAGAGATAAGGTATTCATTCACACCACCTCCCTGCAGAAACAACGAAATAGGCAAGGCAAAAGATATTGCCTCCAGGCTATCCATGTGTTCATAAGATAACCCTGTGAATATCACGCCTCCAATGGCGGCCGCATCTGCAGGGATATCCAATTCTACGTCGATGAACCAGATGCCGTTCTTAATGATAAGCTTTCCGTCCACGACGTTCCCTGAGACAGACTCTTTTTCGTAGACGTGATTATCCAGCAGAATAGATGTCCTAGGGACATCCTGCAGAGCAATACCCTCCGTGCTCACCCCATTAAGGAAGGCCGTCCGCGTGTCATGGCATTTGTGGGTCGAGCCGTCCTTGAATGTCCTTTCGCTGCTCAGAACTGAGTCTATGTGAAAATAGAGCGGAGCCCTCCAGCTTACGTTGATGGTGGCCTCTTCCACTGGAAGCACCTCTCCATTGAGCACCACAACGCCAGCAGACACGTGCGTCTGAGAGGCAGACACACGTGTGATTTCCACCCCCTGCAGGATTGCATTCATGGTATCAGATCCTAACCCGGATATGGCTTTGGCAAGCATCAAGAAGCCTGCACTGGCGGCATTCTGCATAAAGTCAATGTCACCCAAGTAAACGGGCTGAGAGCCCTGGTACGTTAATAGCTTATTCATATATCTCTACTCTAAATTCTGTTCCTGCCATCTTGTAGTAGTTCACCCAGTTGGTGACGGTGGCCACATCGGCCTCTGAAAGCGCTGCGGGGACGTGCACCACAAAGGCGCCAGAAGACTGCAGCATGGAGCTCAGGGTGAGAGGTGTTGCCGGGTCTTCTTCCTGGAAGGACATATAGACCGGGCTGGCGCTCTCTGATGAAAAGGACAGGGAAGGCGGCTCTATCTCTTCATCTGTGATGTAAATAGCCTTGTATTCAAAGAAGAAAAGGCCGTTTAAAAAGCGTTCTAAATAGTTGTTGAACGCATTATATGTCAGCTGCTCATCTACGCCTGTTTTGTAAGCCTGGAAGGCCGCTTGCAGCTGCTTCACCGGGTAAAGCATAGAGCGAAGGAAGGCGTAAATGGAAGCCTTCCTCAAAGCAGGCGGAAGAAGGTGGATTATCCACTTGTCGACATCAAAGTGATAAAACATAGTTTATTCCGCTTCTGAGGTTATTAGAAACAAAGGATCCTCCCACGCTTGCGTAGTTATTTCCGACAACGGGAGAGAAGGAAGACTCAGCAGCGGTCTTCACGGACACCTGGGTGAGAATCACATCCACCACACCGGCCGCGCCCTGGATGGCATCCACCAGTTTGGTCTTATTGAGGGTCCCACCATAGACAATTCCTTTGAGGTAATTGTTGATAGCGTCCTCTACGGGGTACACTCCAGGCTCAGCAATGAGCTGGCCATCCGGAGTGAGTACCTGGGCATTGTACTGCACGGTAAGTTCAACCTGCACCTCGTCAGGATCCTGGCTTACGGCCTGCAGAAGAATGCCCGCCGGTTTGCGCTCATGGAGGTAGGCAGAGAAGGCTGAAAGCTCATCGGCCGAAAGGGCCGCGGGAGAGCCGGAGCCATTGTCTTTTGATGCCAGCACACATACCATCCCGCCAAGATCACGACAGGCCGCAAACTTGACTATCTGCTTGCTTGTGTCAATCTCCGGGTAGATGAAGCCCTGGGTCTTTTCGTCAAATACCAGGTTGTCTCCATACTGGAACTCCAGGGCAATCTTGTGATACCACGGAATCGAGGCCACCACGGCTTCTGCAATCTTTGCGTCGACGTCTTTCTTAAAGGCGTCATACAGCGTCTCTAGCACGAAGATAGCAGCAGCCACGATGGAGAACCAGATGGACTCAAGGCTCACGGCGCTGAAGGTATCCGCAAAGGTGGCTCCCTCAGCGAATCCGTATCTCTCGATGATGGTAGGGTCGGCCATGAACTGCTGCGTCATTGCGCCTTTTATCTCTTCAATTGATCTTGCCATATTATTCAAACTCTAAGGTGAACTGTTCCGTGAAAATCCGCTGACGGATCTCTCCGTCTTCATTGTACGCAGTGGCCGGCTTAATGCCGTTTTTTCGCACGTAATTCTGCAAGTAGGCATCATACGTCACATCCGGGCAGAAGAGCACATCTCCCACCTCCAAATCGGCCGTAATCGCCAACCCGTTAGCCTGAGCTATACCAGGGAGCCCGGAAAGGTCTCCGTATACCTCAAGGGCTATGTCTGAAAGCGTCTGGCGCTTGAGTACAGTAACCTTCATTCTACTTTAACTTGAAATGAAACCACTTTTTGCCTCTCACGGCCAAGATAAACCCAATCACCACAGCTGCAACCAGGGCTGCAACGTAGATATACCACGGGCACCATCCCTTCACCTCCGTGGAAAATTTCTTCTCTTCCTCGCTAATATAGAGGATTTCGGAGGCCTTCCTAGCCGTGCTGTCCTTCTTTTCGTGCACCTGTTCATCTTTCGTCTGGGAAACGCCTGCGGAGGTCTTCGACTTCCTGGAGGTGGTAGTAGTTGTGCGCTCCATCACATACTGGGTGCCGGTGGAATCCGGGGCCGACAGGGTCTCCTTAACGGAGGTCTGATCCAGGATCTCCCGGACCTCCAGCTGCTTCTGCAACTCTTCGTGCACCACGCGGTCCACCATAGATTTGAAGGAAGCGCTATCAACCTGCTGCTGAAGGTCCAAAGTTCTAGCCACCTGCTCCCCGGAGAAATACCTGGGAGAGCAGGCCGCTAAAACAAAAACGCACAAAATAAACGAATATAACCTATACATAGGCTTTTAAATCTTTTCTCCTTTATAGCTTTTGTTATACAAAACCTTCCCGCGCTGACGTCCTTTCCTTTTGTGGCTCACGTGGACAAAGGTGGGATAGAGGATGAGCTGATCATACGGAAGCTGCAGGGCCACTATACGGCGGGCGATGTCCAGCGGGGAATAATACGGGCTCTTGATGTCTGCCGCTTCTCCCTTCTTATGCTGCGAATCATCGGCCCCGTCTACCAGCTTATTGAGCTCATCGCAACGGAAACCGCTGGATACATCCGTCCGGGCGCCCAGATCATCCCGGAGAGGTTGCAGCACGCAATCCGTGAGGGAGACGATATTTGCCCGGATTTCGGCCGTAGGAATGTGGTTATCAATGCCATTCTCCAGGGCAATCCGCGAGTGCTCAAACTCACTGAATGAGAAGTTTTTGCTGATGTCACCCATCGTTAATCCTCCTTTTTGATTTCCTCATCCACAGCCTCCGCTTTGTCCATGTATTGCTGCAGGTAGGGAATATTCTTGATTATTTCAAAGCTCAGCACATAGAATATGAACTTGATGGCTTTACTTTTCGGGAGCAGCTTGTGAGTATTCCGGAGGATATTTACGGCGTAGAAGTAGATAATGGCATACACCACTCCGCTGATACACTGGATGGCTCCGGAGGGATTCCCCATCTTCTCGCCAACCAGGTAGATAGAAAGAACGATGACGTAAAACACCAGGGTCTCCATGATGCAGCGGAAGAATTTCCTCAAGTTGAAGTGCTCATTGTCCACACCTACGCCTGCCAACAGGCCGAAAACGCAGTTGAGCAAGAAGATGAAGAAGATCACAAATACAATGTCTTTGAGCGGAGCGAAGTAGCCGACAAGGACACTGAAGATGGAGATGAAAAGGTTTTTAATAGTGTCAAACATAGCTTGCCTTGATTTTTATGGTATGGTCTTCAATTTTCACTTCTTCCACCTGCTGACCATCCATCTCCAGCTGCTCCCGTATCTCGCGGGACCACGTGAGCCGGTCATTGTCCAGCGTCATCCGGTCGATGCCGACGCCAACGGACACGTCATCCTTCAGGTCTCCCTTGTGGAAGACAAGGATGAGGGCCTGGTTCTGGTGCAGTATGTCTCCCACCACAAGGCCAGACTGGATCCTTCCGGAAGCATCGCTCACCACCTTGATGTCAAGGTCATAATCTGTCATTTGAATGCCGTTCATAGTCTAGTGCTTTATGGTGTCATCTTCATAGTCATTTTTGCTCAGCCTTGAGGCTTTGGCCAGAACGGCAGGCACGTTGGTCGGCCCGTCGGAAGGCAGGTTCCCACATACCACACCACCTGGAGGGATGGAGTGCGTGTGATTGTTGAAGGCTTCAACCAGCGCATTGATCTTGTCCGTCAGCGCATCAATATTGATCAGGCCGCCAAGCTTCCCTCCGTTGATTTCAATCCGCTCGATGGCGTCCACCGAAAGGACGGCCAGCTGTGTCAGGTCTCCGGAGAGAGAGCCGACAATGACGGCCGAATTCACCCTGGGAACAATCAGCATCTGCGCATCCTCCGAAGCCTCAGACGCACGAAGACGGACCCCGGCCACATCCATGTCACCGAACCGTACCGTGCAGGTGATTCCCTCCACGGAGACAACAATGCCCTGATAGACCGCAATGGGCGCCGGGCCCACCGCGTTCTTGAGGTTGTTGAGTAGTCTCTGCTCCTGTGTCATATCCTAGGTCAGTCTATAGCCCAGTTCAACGGTGCGCTTGCCTCCGTCGGCGCTGAACTCCGTGGAGACGGCCCGCACAAAGTAGGAGCCGTCCTTGTAGTCGTAGTCCTTGTCGTGTAGCACGGCCTTATCGCCGGGCTTGATATAGGGAACCAGCCAGGTGACAATATTGCCGTCGTAGCCGTCGAAGGTGAGCCGCTTGTGCTCACTCTCTCCGCGCAGCTTCATGGATTCGTCATCGCTGGATGCGCACTTCACCACCACCTTATCGCCTCCGGTGGTTCCATACTCCCTCTGCTTTACCTTCCCGTCAGGAAGGAGGGCCTTCACCACCACACGGACCCGGCGGTCTTCGGTGCGCCTGTAGGTGAGGTCACAATCCTGCACGTTCTGGGAGAAGTCATAGTAGATGGTGTTTCCCACCTTCTCTCCGGGAGCGTGCACGTGCAGGGTCTTTTCCTGGATGTAGATATCGGCCCCACATTCTTCCTGGATCTTACGCAGCACATCGTAGCCGGTTGCGTTGTTGATGACAAACTTTTCGTAGGTCCAGCTGTAGGAGCAGTCAATGGAGAAACCGCCTCCAACGCCTTCCACGACAAGTTCCAGAAGGGACTTGAGGGAGACATTGGTAAATTGGCGGTCCGTCAGAGCCTTCCTGAAGAGATACAGGTCATCCTCGCACTCCAGGGTGATGGCCCCGTTGTCAGTGCCGACGCGCTGCACCCAGCCCACGAATTCCTGAACCATTCCGATTTCGTCATAGCCCAGGTTGATGACAATCTTATCTCCCCGGTGGATCTTCTGCTCCACATCGAGGGCAATGTTATACTCGGCAGCTGGAAGAGTGACAACGGCGCTGTCTGCAAGCTGCTCAACGGATCGGATGATTTCCACCTTCTCCACCATGCCCAGCTTGTAGTCGCCGACCTCTATGTCAAACTTCATCGTAAACATTGCCTATATCTGTTTCAAGTCTTCCCGTCTGAGCAAGAGCTTATAGATATCATCGCTGACCGCGTTGATGGTGTAGGCCTGGTTTGCCTGCCCGGCCGTGAAGGGGATGCTCCAGTCTTCCACCACTATCTGCGTGATGGAGAAAAGCTCCATCTGGGGAGACTTCACCAGCACCTTCCCGGCCTCGCAAAAAGAGCGTAGCTTCTTCACGTCTTCGGACGGGTAACAGTTATTCTTCCCCATCAGGATCCCGGAGATGCTGAGGTTGTAGTCACCCTGCGCCCAGCGCTCCTTGATGGTTCCCCTGACGGTTCCCTTGGAGACCTGCTTTTTGACAAGCACGTTGGTGCCCTGCACGGTCACTTGCGGCTCATATGGGAGAAGCCACCAGGGGCCACCTTCCACCGCAAGGTAGAGCGGGAAAACCATTGGCACCCCTTTGGCGTTGGTCACCAGGATCTCAAACAGCTCTTCATCGGAAAGATCTGCGAGGGAATCCATCTCCGGCATCTCACCGGCGACGGGCTGCTCATTAAACAGCCTGTACGGCGGGAACTTGATCTGGCCGTACATCTGCTCCAGTATGAATCTGTACTCCGTCATCGTGCTGCGCTGATTGCTATTTCAAGGGAACGGTTGACGCTTTCCAGAACGGCATCGCGGATTTCGCGGAAGTCCTTGCCGCTGGTATTATTGATGTTCACATCCTCGAAGAATTTGCCGATGTTCAGCACGATGGATGTGTTACGGGTCCCGCCGGTGGTGATGGCATTAGCTGTAGAGCTGGCGGTGGCTCCGGTGGTGGGAGTGCCGGTTCCTGGAGTGGAGAAGGCTCCGGTGCCCGCTGCGGCCTTCGGGTCGCTGATGGCATTCTTGGCCGCCTGCTTCTGGCGTTCAGCCTCCAGGTGGGAAGCGTAATTGCTGCGCACGCCTCCCGCCAGTTCACGGGCCGATGTGACTGCATTCCCCATGGCGGAGATACCCGTGAACTCGGCGGCGCCGGCCTTCGCGGTCTCCCAGGCCCCGGAGAAGTCTCCCTTGAAGAGCTTGCTGATGGCAAGCCCCATCTTGCCAAGGCCAGACACTATGCCGGTGATACGGTCAAGCACGTACTGCTTGAGGACGTTTCCGAAGCCCTTGATGGTGTCCCACACCGTCAGAATGACGGCACGGAACCCGGCGAACTTATTCCAGCAGGCAATAACGGCCGCTGTAAGGGCCGCTATTGCTGCGACTATGAGCCCGAAGGGGTTCAGGTTCATCAGGGTGATGATAACGCGAAATACGGCCGATAAAGCGCTGGTTGCTACCGTTGCCAGATTGGTGGCCACCACATAGGCTCCCACGGCAATGGCAAGGTATTTGACCACCGGGATGATCTTGTCAAGGTTGGCAGTAGCCCAGGCGGCCATCTTGGAGATGAACTCCAGGGCCTTTCCAAGGACATTCAAAACGGGAATAATAAGCGGCTGAATGACATTGTAAAGCTCCAGGAGGGTTCCCAGAAGCTTTCCCTTCAACTGCTCAAAGGCCCCGTAGGAGGTCTGAGCGATTTTCTCCGTCATATTGCTGAACTTCCCGCCTTCACCGGTCGCACGCTGGAAGGCAGCACGGACCATATCGAAGGTGATGAGTCCCTTTGACATCTCATCCTTCAGCTGGGCTACGGACTTTCCCGTCTGCGCGGAGATGTCAAGCAGCGGGTTATAACCGGCGTTGATGAGCTGAAGCAGATCCTGCCCCTGCAGCTTCCCGGCCGCGCTGATCTGACCGAAGACAAGTGCCAGCTGGTTGAGCTTGTTCTTGTCTCCCATAGCCACGTCTCCCAGCATCTTCAAGTCGTCAACTACGGACTCCGTGCTTACGCCAAAGCCAAGCATAGTCTTCGCGGCCTCCTGTGTGGAAGTCCTATCCCAAAGGGTATTATCAGCGTATTTATTGATTTCTCCCAGCATCTTGGCCGCCTTTTCCTCACTGCCCACAAGTACGTTGAAGGCGGTGGATGTCTTTTCAGCTTCCATTCCAAGCTTTGAGACCACACCTACACCGGCCGTCAGGGCCACGATGGGGTTAGTGATGAACTCCGCGCCAGGAAGGGAGCGGAAGGCCTGCCCCAGGCTCTTTGTGAGCCTCGATGAGAACCGCGCAGCGGAGCGGTCGGCTGCATCCAGCCCGCCTTGAACGGCGTGGATTCTGGACAGGGCCTGACCGTCTCCCTTTGCGGCAATATCGATGATAAACTGGGCGATGTTCATTTCTTCTGGTTACTTTCTGATTGTCTGATGTGCTTCAGCTGGGCGATAGTCAGGGCCCATTCGGCGTCTGTCAGCGTATCCGGGTCCTGATGGAGGTAATACCTGATAAGCGTATTGAAGTAGCCTATCAAGTCGGCCTCCGGACTCCCATCGGCCAGCACTATAGCTTTTTTAGCTCGGCCTCCTTCGTTTCAGACAACGCACCCAGAACGGGCACGGCGGCGAAGAAATAGTTGTCGTTATCCTGGAACTCCGTATCCCCGTCAATCCAGCACTGCTTCAACAGGATTTCGGAGAATTTCACGGAGTCTTTGGCCTGGCCGGATCCGGCCATGGCAAAAGAGAGATCCTTACGGGTCGGCTTGTGGAGAACGGCTTTCTTGTCTTCGCAGGTGATTTCAAAGACGTTGTCGTCTCCGTATTTTTCTTTCCAGCCCTTGAGCTGTTCTTTCGTATAGGTAAACATTTTTGTGCGCGTTATAAATGGTGTTTAAAAAGTGTTTTAAATGGATGGGGCCGGGATGGCTCCGGCCCCTCCCATCGTTTAGGTTTTATTGGTAGTTCTCTACCACGTCAAGCATCACCAGGGGAAGCTCAATTTCCATGAACTTGTCGTTCTGGTTCAAGCTCTTCGGCTTGGAGGTGATTTCGGCCCCAACCAGCAGATCGGTCTTGATGATATCACCCTTGGAAGGGTTTCCGTAAGACACGATGATGTTGAAGCTCACATCCAGGGCGTCTCCGCCGGCGGCTGCGTTCAGGGCCTCGTATTCCGACTGCAGCAGGCGGATGGAGCCCGCGTAGGACTTGTTCCCGCGCTGGATGCCGTGGGGCTTGTTTCCCTTGGCATAAAGCGCCTCCTTCTCCTGATCGGAGTTGTAGCTAACGCCACGAATTCCAGTGACGTCACGGCCGGCCAGCACTACGCTGACATCAGCCCATTCGTATTCTCTAGTATCCATAGGTGTTTAGCTGTTTGCGGTCAGGAAGCCGATGTTGACGATGATATCCCGTGCGTAGCCGAAAGGACGGACCTTGAGGGTGCCTTCCACCTTGGAGGTGGCCAGCACGTTCTGCGCCGGGTTGATGAAGAACTTGCAGCCGCTGCCCTCTACGTTGGAGAGCTCACCGGCGGCGGTCATCTGGTTATTGATGGCATCTTCTACGGCGGCCTGCCAGCTCTTGAGGATGGGCTGCTGCATAGTGCCGTCCGTATTGATCTCGATCTCATCCAGGAGGAACTGCAGCATGGTCAGGTAGGCGATGCGTGCAGCCTTGTCGACGGTGCGCCGGGCCGTGAGGTGGGCGTAGTCGTCGGTAGCGGCCACGGCCAGCGGGTCATCTACGATGTAGTACCCGGAAAGGCCCACGTAGATACGGGGGCAGATGTAGCCCTTGGTATAGAGGACATCCACTATGGACATTGCCTCGTCGACGGAAGAAGAGCCGATGAACATCTCTTCAGGCGCCAGGGCGCCGGAGGCCACGCGGCCGATGTTGCGCTGCACGGGAGAGGCTGCGATACGGCCGGCCAGTGTTCCCATGGCGGCGTTCTTAGAAGCGGTCACCACGTCTCCGATGAAGATGCCCACACGGTTGTAGTCGTTGAGCTTCAGATCGGGCGCATCGTCTGCAGACGTGAAGTGACGGCCTTCCAGGATGATGAAGATAGGAGCATAGAGGTGGTCTGCTGCCCACACCGCCAGAGCCTGGGCCTTCGGAAGGGCCGTAAGCACATCGGGATCCAGGCCGTCAGTGACCGTTACGGCAGCAGTGGAAGCGGAGGCGACGATGAGGCCTCTGAGGGAGCCGTGCAGGCCCTCCAGGATTGCCTTCATAGGGCCGCTCTCTGCATCCAGCACGGTGGTCATAGCGGTGGCCTCGATGCCGATGAGGTAGACGGGCGTTCCTTCCTCAGCCTCCGCGTAGAACTGGTTCACCAGCTCCACAATACGGGCATTGTTGGTGGTGGTGATGCCAAGTGCGGTCAGATCCTCCGGACGTACCAGGCGGTAAGGCTTGCCCAGCACAAACGTAGTGGAGACAGCGGAGGCCCCCAGTACGACAAGTCCAAGCAGCCCGTCCTGATTCTCAGGCGCGGTGCCCAGAAGACCGTTCAGATAGTTGATTTTTACTCTCGGAAGCATTTGGTTTTCTAATTAAAATGCCGCCCCCAGCGGGGCCGGAGGCGGCATGGTTCTACATTGGGCCGACTACTCTCCGGTCACGGTGATGATGGCCAGCACTTCCTTCTTGCCGTTGGTGGCCTTCAGGATGGTCTGACCGGCTGCCACACCGGTGACGGTGACGGAGGCGCCGGTGGCCTTGTCGATGGTGGCGATGTCCTCATCAACCACTTCCCACTTGGTTGCAGCGGATTCGCTGCTGGGGGTAGCGGTGGCGGTCACTACCTGCTCACCGGCCACGGCGACGTCGATGTCGGTGTCGTCAAGCACCAGGCCGGTCACCTCGGTGGCGGTGTCGGTGACGATGGCATACACACCCTTCTTGTCGTAGCGGCGGATAGCACCACCCACACGCACCAGGAAGGAGTAGACATCACCGTAGTAGAGCGGATCGTCTACGCGGTCGAACATGATGACCTCACCCAGGGCGCGGCTCAGGGAGTCACGCTGCCAGGCCAGACCGCCTGCCAGATCGGTGGCTGCACCGGCGGCGGTGATGTCCTTGATGGTGCCGTCTGCGGCGAAGCGGTAGACGGTGCTGCGCACCATCACCTCGAAGCCGTAGAGCATACCCATCACACCGCGCTTGACGTCGGCTGCCTGGAAGAAGCCGATGGCCTGGGTCTGGGTCATGCCGTCCAGCAGCTGCTGGTACATGTTGGCATCCAGGAGCAGGTAACGGTCCGTCTGGGGGACGTTATCGGCGTTCATCCGGAGCTGCAGGGCAGCCACGTCGGCGGGGGTGATCTTCTTACGCAGGCCGGTGGCCGAAGGGGTCCAGGCGGGAACACCCTGGCCGGTGGTGTTCACGCGGTTTGCGGCGGCAGGGAGCCATGCCTTGAGCAGGGCTTCGGCGGCCGTGAAGATGATCTGCTTGCGGTCCTGATCAATCACGCTGTTGCGCTTGTTGTAGGACAGCTCGACCATGTCGGCGTAGGGGATGAGGATGGGGTTGGTGGTGAGCTCGTTCAGGGTGTAGTCCACATCCAGGTCCGTACGCTTCTGCGCGGTGGCAGGGAGCTCGGAGCGGTTCAGAACTACACCGGAGGGAGCACCGGCGTTGGGGATGTGCACCTTCTTGCCCTCATTGACGTACATATCGTCATTGACGGCCTTGGAGAGGAAGGTATTGTCGGCAAACAGGCCTTCGATGATGGTCCGTTGCCAGATTTCTTTCTGTACTGCCATGATATTGAATTGTTACTGGTTTAACGTGTGGATGACTACTCAGCGGAAGCGCCAAATGCCTCCTGGTACTTCTGCTTGTAGAGCTCCGGGAACTTGTCCTTCAGCTCAGCCAGACGCTCGGCCTTGTCAATCTCTTCCCAGGACATCTGGGCCAAATCCTTGGCATCACCGGCACCGGCGCCCTGGCGGATGAAGTCGTTGATGCTGGGCTTGGCAGCCTTCGGCATAGCGTTGATGAGAGCTTCGGTGGTAGCCTTGTCGGCATCCATCAGCTTACGGTAGCTTTCCTTCTGGTCGGCCTTGATGCGGCCGTCGGAAACTGCCTGGTTCAGGAAGGCTTCCACGGCAGCTTCCTTGGAGGCCTTGTTTTCGGCTTCCAGCTGGTCGATTCTTGCCTGGAGGGCTTCCACCTTTGCGGCCTCGTTAGAGAGGCTCTTGACCTTGGCGACGATAGCGTCTTCGGTCAGGTCCTTGAACTGTTCATCAAGGCCTTTGATCTTGTCAATGAATTCCATCTTATTAGGTTTTGGTGTTTTCGTGTTCAGTATGTTCACAAAGTTGTAGACCTGCTCATTGGTGGGAGCTGAGCCAAGCTTCTCCACGCCCTGCAGATCATAGATATCATCACACAGGCCAATGCGGAAAGCCTCATCAGCGGTGAGCCAATGGTCCTTCCCGTCAAAGTAGGTTGCCTTTACGTCTTCGGAAGACATCCCACACTTGCGGCTGATCATATCGGCCAGCGTCCCCTCCAGGCCCTCTATCATGTCTGCGCATTCGCGCATATCACGGGCTCCGCCGGCGCAGGCTCCGGAGACGGAGTGCAGCATCAGGCGGGAGTAGCGGGACATATGCAGCGGCTTGCCGCAAAGGGCAATGACACCGGCAATGGAGGCGGCCAGGCCGTCCACGTAGATGTTAACCATGGAGGGGCTCTCCTTCAGGGCGTTGAAGATAGCGATGCCGGCAAAGACTTCACCCCCCACTGAGTTGATATGAACGTCAATCATGGGGTATTCACCGGCAAGCCATGCCATTTCTGACACGATCTGCTCTGCAGAGACGCCTTCCTTTCCGCCAATATCTCCGTAAAGCATGACGGAGGCCCGGCCGTTGCCAGTGGGTATGTAATTGAAAAATTTTTCCTTGGCCATGTGTTTTTCCGTTTCTTGAAACTGTGGCGCAAATATGTTTTCTATTGTTATGATTTGCAACTTTCATAATAATTTTATACCGTATTTCGATATATGGCATATTGTTTTACAATATGTGGAAAATACCAAAATTGCAATATATGTAACTAGAACCCATATTTGCGGAAAAGTTATATCAGTATGGCAACTGCACTGAAAAATATCCAGAGAAAGTCCATTGCAAAGGAGCTCTACCTGCACGGTGATTACACCTTTGAGGAAATTGCCGCGAAGGTGGGCACGGTGCGCCAGACCATCGCACGATGGGCCAAGGAGGAAGGCTGGGCCGATCTGAAAGCCACGATGACCGTGGGCAAGGAGAAGACCCTGAAGAACCTTTACGCGCACGTGCAAAGTATTAACGAAGCCATCCTGCAGCGGGATGAAGGAGAGCGCACACCCAAACCGGCAGAGGCCGATATCCTTGCCAAGCTGGCCGCCGCTATCGACAAACTGGAGAGTGAGTCTGGCATCCGGGAGCTGGTGAGCGCAGGCGTCGCTTTCCTCAAGTGGCTGCGCGGCGTAGACCCGCAGAAGGCCGTCGAATTCACGGACCTGTGGGATGCCTTCCTGAAAGAAAAGTTCTAGCCTATGAAGGAAATAGACAAAAGGGCCCTCCAGGAGTGGGAACAGTTCAAGGATGATATCCGGAAGGAAACCCCTCCGGAGCGGCTATCCGCTGCAGAAAAGGCCAAGAAGAAGGCCTACCTAGAAAAGCACCCGATCGAATGGATGAAGTATTTCTTCCCAAACTACGCATCCTGCGACTTCGCGCCCTTCCAGAAGGAAGCCATCAACCGTATCTGGAAGAATGATGAGTGGTTTGAGGTCTGGAGCTGGGCCCGTGAGCTGGCCAAGTCCACCGTCTCCATGATGCTGGAGCTGGGCCTGATGCTCACCGGGCGCAAGCACTACCTTATGATGGTGAGTGCAACCCAGGATGCCGCTGTGCGCCTGCTGGCGCCCTATCGTGCCAACCTGGAGGCCAACGGACGTCTCATCGACTTCTACGGAGAGCAGGAGACCATCGGCAAGTGGGAAGAGGCTCATTTCGTCACAAAATCCAATCTTACCTTTCTGGCTGTGGGTTACGGCAATGCGCCGCGTGGAACAAGAAACGAGTCCGTACGTCCGGATATCATAGACATTGATGACTTCGACACGGACAAAGACTGCCGCAATCCCGTCATCCTGGACAAGAAAACGGAGTTCATCGAAAGGGCCGTCATACCAACCCGATCCGTGAGCGTTCCTACGCTCATCCTGGCCAAGGGCAACCTCATCGCCAAAGACACCTGCATCGGCCGCCTGGGCGCCAAGGCAGACAAGCATATGGTGGTGAATATCGTAGACAAAGAGGGAAAGAGCAGCTGGCCCGAAAAGAACTCCCAGGAGCACATCGAGCGCGTGAAGGCCACCATCTCCACCGGCGCCTTCCAGGCCGAATACATGAACAACCCCATCCACGAGGGCAAGGTGTTCAAGAACCTGCCGCTGGGCAAGATCCCGGCCCTCTCCAAGTTCAAGTTCCTTGTCTGCTACGGAGACCCTTCCACCTCCAACAAAGGCAAGTCTGGTAGCAGCACAAAGGCCGTGTGCCTGGTGGGAAAGATCCAGACTAAATTCTATATCCTCAAGGCTTTCGTGGACCGTCCCTCCAACGCGGCTTTCATTGACTGGTACTACCAGTGCAAGGCGTATGTGGCTGGCCGCGTCCCGGTGTTCTACCTGGTGGAGAATAACTCCCTCCAGGATCCTTTCTATGAGCAGGTCTTCCAGCCGCTCATCCGCGAAGAAAATGCCCGGCGCGGTGACTCCCTTTTCATCAGCGGAGATGCCCGGCCGAAGACGGACAAAGCGGCCCGTATTGAAGCCAACCTGGAGCCCATTGACCGGAACGGTGCGTGGGTCTTCAATGAGGATGAGGCGGACAACCCCCATATGAAAGAGCTGCTGGATCAGTTCATGCTCTTCGAAATGACCCTTCCGTACCCGGCCGACGGTCCGGACTGCGTGGAGGGCGCTATCGCAGAGCTGAACCGTCGCACGGCGATTGAGGCCTCCCACTTTGACACCTTCAGGTACGACGACCTGGTGGACAGCACGCAGAGGATGTAGCATTTAAACGCAGATTAAACAGTATTTTAATATGAGCCAATTTATCACGCTGGAAGACTACGATGCCAGCATTCACCGGGAGATACTGGATGCGCTGCTCAGGCACGACAGCGACATCGAAGACTCCGCAATCGTTGAGATTTGCGAAGACCGTGCTATCGAAGAGATGACCGGTTACATGGACAAGTTCTATGACTGTGATGCTATCTTCAACGCTACGGGATCCAACCGTAACCAGCTGGTTCTGATGATGGCCCTTGACATCACCATCTACCACATCTACTGCCAGCATAACCCGTATAAGATTTCCCAGATGCGGAAGGACCGCTACGACAGGGCCGTTGAATGGCTCAAGGCAGTGGCTGCCGGAAAGGTAACCATCGCCAATGCTCCAAGGCTCCCTGAAGAGACGCAGGCGGAGAACTCCCCCTGGCAGATTGCATCCGAAGAGTTGAGACCCACACGTTTTTAACAGATATAACCTATGGAAGAAACCAAAAGACGCGGACGGCCCGCCGCAAAGAAGACGATAGTTTCCACCGGGGCAAGTGACATCCTTCCCGGCCAGCAGAACCCCACTATCATTCTGCAGAGCCCGGAGCTGTTCCACTTCAACATAGCCAGGTATATGGCCTCCCTGCAAAGTGCGAGTGCCATTGACTTCTACAATAGGACGGAGCTCTACGATATCTACCACTCCATCCTCACCACGGACGGACACCTTGCAGGCATCGTCAACAAACGCCTGAGTGCAGTAGCCCGTGAGCGTTTTGAGTTCCAGCGGAACGGAAAGCCGGTGGATGAAGTGAATGAGCAGATCAAGAGCCCCTGGTTCCGCGCTTTCGTTAAGGAAGCCATCAACTCCAAGCTCTGGGGATTCACCCTGTGCCAGTTCAAGCGGAACGAGGCGGGCTGGATTACCTTTGACCTCATCGACCGCAAGCACTTCGACCCGGTGAAGCGGCAGGTGCTTCTCTATGAGACGGACGTAACCGGTGTTCCGCTGGAAGCCTTCTCCAACTGCCTTGTCATTTGCGATGAGCCTCGCGGCCTGGGCAGCCTGGCTACCTGTGCCCCCTATGCCCTCTATAAGAGAGGCAACCTTGGAGACTGGGCGCAGTTCTGCCAGATCTTCGGTATGCCCATCCGCGAGTACACCTACAGCGCCGGTGACGAAGAGGCCCGCAAGCGCCTTCTTGCAGATGCCAAGAAGCAGGGCGCAAATGCCGTTTATATTCATCCGGAGGGCTCGTCTATGACATTGCACGAAGCGCAGGGGAAGAGCGGCACAAACGACCTTTATGAGCGCTTTACGGCCAACTGTAACGATGAGATGTCCATTGCCATCCTTGGCAACACCCTCACCACCAAGTCCAGCGAAAACGGGACGCAGGCCCTGGGCACCGTGCAGGCCAAGGAGCAGATGAAGATCACGGAGGATGACGTGCAGTTTATCCTGGATCTGCTCAACTACGATATGACTGATATCTTCGCCTCCCTGGGCGTGAATACCGAAGGCGGCGAATTCGTGCGCGTAGAAGCCAAATACCAGGATAAGCAGGTTCAGATTAACGTAGTCTCCAAGCTCAAGGAGATGGGCCTTCCCATGTCGGATGAGTACCTGTATAAGACCTTCGACGTGGAGAAGCCTGATGACTACGATGCCCTAAAGGCGGAGCAGGAAGCCGAAGTCCAGGCGAAGGAAGAGCGGGCCAGGCAGCTCGCGGAGCGCCTGAACCAGGAGCCAACCAATGAAAAGAAGAAGCGCTTCCTTGACCGTTTCAGGAGTTTTTTCGGCCTAGCCCCGCAGGACGGGGCGTCCAAAGACGAACCCTTGCCCTTCTTCTAGACGGGCAGTACAGCTGCAGCTGCCCGGTGTGCAATCCCGGCGCAGGCAGCAGCTTTCGCAATGAGTCTGCAGAGATCCCCGTCACCTTCAGCCCCCAGGCGCTGATAAAGGGCCTGCGTGCCATCTATAACAAGGATATCGACGTACGGACGGAGATCGAGAGAAGCATCTTTGATGAGACCCTGAAGCGTTTCAATGAAGCAACGGCGCAGGGCCTGGCGGAGAGTATAGACCCGGACGTCATCACTGACCGCTTCCTGTATGAGCTGCGCACCAATAACGCGGTTTTCTCAGCCTTCAAGACACACCGGATGCAGAATGACATCGCGGCGCAGCTGATTGACCCTAAGACCGGCCAGCTCAAAAGCTTCGACTGCTGGAAGCTGGACATCAAAGGAATGACGGACCATTACTGCCACCAGTGGCTCCAGACGGAGTACGACACAGCCGTCATCCGGGCGCACCAGGCGGCTGACTGGAAGCACTTCCTGGAAGAGGCCGATGTGTTCCCCAACGTGCGATGGATGCCCACCACCTCCATCACACCAGACCCGCTGCACCAGCACTACTGGGAAAAGAAACTCACGCTGCCGGTGAATCATCCCTTCTGGCAGGAACACCGTCCCGGCGACCGCTGGAACTGCAAGTGCACCCTGCAGCAGACAGATGAGCCGGTGAATGCCGAAGCCCTGGATGGCTACACGCCACCGCTCCCTATGCCCGGCCTGGATAACAACCCGGCCAACGACGGAAAGCTGTTCAGCGACACCCATCCGTACATCACCGAAGCTTACCCCGGTGCCCAGCAGGCGGTGGATAACTTCCTGAAAAAGCGCAGCCCTTCCAGCATGAGAAGGACTGAAGAAGAAAAGCAGCGGATCCTAAAAGCGTGGAAAGAGCGGAAGAGCATACGAGACAATGAAAAAGCCGTTGCGAAAGAACTTGGCCTTAAAGTCCCTAAGAAGGGGATGACCTTTGAAGAGGCAGATAATAGCAGAACCAATCCTTTGTTTGCCACGGCTCCTGAATATCGTGTAAACTGTCAGTGCTGCGTCGTCAGTCACGAAATGCGCATGAGAGGCTGGAATGTTGAGGCTGTCGCAAATAAACAAATAAAAGGTAGCGTTCCTTATTTTCTGTCACATAAAACAGAATATGCTTTTATTGATCGAGCGACAAATTCTCACCCAGAAGTATCTAGCGTCACATCAAGAGACAGCAAGATGCTGATTGAAAAGTTTGTGAAAACCGTGAACACACCAGGCCGCTATCACGTAAGATTCTCCTGGAGAGGCGGTAGAGGAGGTCATATCATTACCTATGAGGTCAGAAAAGATGGCTCTTCTTTTTTCTATGATCCGCAAGTTCAATATAGCAAACCGAAAACTCCTGAAGAATTCTACAAGATGACTGGTTACAAAATAAAGTCCCTTGGAAAAGGGATGGAATACTATAGAGTGGATAATTTAAATATTAGTCTAGACTATGGTGCGAAATCCGTTAAGAAAAAAGCATAAACTACTTGTCTATTTCTTCCATAATCTTTTCTGTCTCTTCCATATTTGCCCAGCGCAAAGACGAATCAGACATATTGAACAGAATAAACTGAGGATATCCGGTAAAAGGTTCGTCAGGGCTATATGCCTCATAGACATCTAAGTCATTCCATTTTGTCACAAAATCGACATCCTGGAACTTGGCGGCTTTCGCAAAGCGTTTGATATGTACGGGTATCTCCATTTGCCGCGAATTTAAAAAAAACTATAAAGAATTCAAAGAATTTATTGATTTTTTAACAATATGCCAGCTCCAGACATAGAAAAGATGATCCAGGGAAGCCTGGAAGAGCTGAAGAAGCTTTACCTGCACAAGCTGCCGGTGAAGGTGGGCGTAGCCGTGCGTGATTCCGTCCGTCAGAACTTCCGACAAGGAAACTTCTACGGCGGTGACCGGTGGGGGCAGCCCCTGCGCGTTACCCTGGGCTTCCGGGGTGCGCCGGGCCAGCGGGGGCCTCTTCTCTCCGGTTCAAATCACTTGATGATGAATACGGACTACCAGCCCCTCCCCGGGCGCGTCATAATCCGAAATAACGAGGTCTACGCGGCCACGCATAACGACGGAGAAGACATCACCGTCACTGAGCGGATGAAGCGTTTCTTCTGGGCAAAGCATATGGAAGACAAGCAGCGGATGGGCGCCAACTCTCCGGAGGCGGAGTTCTGGAAGCGCATGGCCCTCAAAAAGCCCGGTAGCAAGATTACCATACCACAGCGTCACTTCCTGGGGCCGGGCCCGGCCGTGGACAAGCTGGTGAACGACCTCATCAACAAAGAGCTGCAAGAATTCATAAACACTCAAATAAATGGAACAACTACTTGAAAGCCTCATTAGCCTTTTTGGCGTAGAAATGCCAGAGCTGTGCACCGTAGACGAAGACTACGGCCAGCTAGAGATGCTTAACCAGGAGAACCGTGATACCTATCCGCTGACCTTCCCGGCCGTGCTCATCGACGCTCCGGATGTGATGTGGAGCAACATTGCCGGCCTCTCCCAGAAGGGCCTGGCCACCATCCGCGTGAAGCTGATCATAGACTGCTACGATGACACCCACTACGGGTCTACCACAACGAGCAGGATATCAGAGCGGGCAGCCATGGTCGCAAAGGTGCACAAGCTGCTGCAGGGTTACCGTGTGGATGAGACAACAGAGCTCATCCGTACCAACTCCCGCTTCTATACCTGGGACCACGGTATCAAGGTATATGAGCAGACCTACACCGGCACGGTCACTGAGCTCATAGAGCCTGAGACCTCCCCCATGAAGGTCTACCCGAAAATCACCATTGGGGAGCCGCTATAAAAGAAGCCCCGCTGCTGTCACCAGTAGCGGGGTTTCTTCTATCAGTGTGGATGCCAGTCACTTCTTTTCAATAGCAGACAACATCTCTTTGGTCATTGTCGGAAGCTTCCGGGGGCGCAGGAAAGTGGAGTTCTTCTTGAGCTCTTCTTTGGTAGCAGTCTGCGCCTTCTGCAGGATGGACAGGATGGTTGCCTCACTCAAAAAGAATTCCTCTTCCGAAAGCTGATGGATGGCGTCATCACTACGCAGGCGCTGCTCTTCAGTCCAGTAGTAGTATCTGGCGCAGATCTTCCTGTTGCGTTTGGCTATGAGCCTATTGCTCCGCTTGCGTCTCATCAGTCACACCCCCGTTTTATTAGCTTTCAGTCATTCCAAGCGGAAGAGCCTCCCAGTCCCTTACCAGACCTGTTTCGGGGTCTTGCTTGCGAACCTCACACCGGATATAGGTACGGGTGACGGTAGGACGGTAGGCGGCCTCAATGATGCGCACTCCTTCGATGAAGCGCTCATCTCCGCTCTCGTCGGCCAGCTTGTGCAGGCGCACCACGCGGGATGCCTTGAGGGCTCCGTTAGCGGAGCGGGCCAGAAGGCTCATCACCATCTTCACCAGCTGGGAAGACTTCTCATCCTGGGCAAGGCTCTCGATGTACTCCTTGACGATGGCAATGCCTTCCTCTACGGTGTCATCGTAGCCGTCCGTCTCATAGACGCCAATGGTGACCCGTTTATCACCGGCCTCATTGGTGAACGTGTGGGACTTCGGCATATTCTTGCCGTCGATGTTCAGAAGCTCCGCCTTCAGGCGCTGCAGGGCGCTGAACTCTTCCAGGACCTCTTCCTTCTTTTTGCGGATGCCTTCAGAAAGCGGAGTGAGCTTCTTGATGGTCTTCGAGATGAAAGCCTCACTCATGGAGGCGTAACTGGTACGGAGTGCCTCGATGCGGGCCTCTGCTTCTTTCTTTGCCTGCTCAGCCTTGAACTGCTGGTAAGCGGCATACTCTTCGGCGGTCATCTGAACCGCCTGGGTTTCGGGATTGTTATTGCTCATTTCCTTGAGGTTTTAATAGTTGATTCCTTACACTCTTACGTTTGAGCATCTGTTGCACCTTGCGCATGGCGTTCTGCTCATTGATAGCCTGAATATACAGGCAAAGGCTCTTCGAGCTAACATTGTGTTTTTTGTTCAGTCTTCCGTCAATGGTCAGCTCCAATTCTTTCTTCATGTCAGCCCGACTCAGCTCGCCGGTGGTAAGATCATACTCGAAGAGAATGAGTCCAGGGATGCGCTTGACGGAGCCTACCAGACGGTATTCCTTCTGCTGCTCATCCACCAGCTCCTGCATGGCGTTGCGGGAAAGTTCGGGCACTATTGACTTCATGTCGCGGGAAATTAGAGTTCGATCAGCGCAGGGCGCACAGCGCAGAGAGTATAGCCACGGCGGCGCAGCTCATTGGCCAGAGCGTCATCCGGGAGCACGCTCAATATCATCTCTTCCGTCACCGGATGGATATCCGACATTCCTTCCTTGGCTGCACGTGCTGCTTCCTTCCTGGCTTCTTCAGCAGCGGCCTCTCTGGCGGCGGCCTCTGCCTCTTCTTCGGCCCTCCTGGCTTCGGCCTCGACCTTGGCCTGTTCAGCTTCCTTCTGTGCCTGGACGTCCTTCTTACGACGGGCACCACGGCGTTTGTGCTCCACCGGCTTCTTTACGTCCAGCACCTCTTCGATGCTCATGACAAAGACATCCGTCCTGTCCAGAAGCTTGGAGAGTTCTTCTGCCGGTGCGTCTCCTTCTTCCGGAACGGCCTGGCAATACGAGTTGATGTAGTAACGGTTTCCTTCTGCATCCTTCACGTAGTCGTGAACCTTGATAACCTTCCCGTTCTTGTCGGAGAAGAGGGTGTCGGCCCCAGATAGTTGTTTGTTTGTTTTGCCCATAGGTTTTATTGTTTAAATGGTGTTTTTGTCGATGATGTATGAGACGCGATGATACAGTTTTTCAGACATCGATAATACCTCTTTGACGTCCTTTCCTTCCTCCTTTGCATAGAAAGAAAGAGAATACCTGAGTCCCCAATTCTCTGTCAATGCTAGCTGGAGAATTTTCAACTCTTCCAGGCTAAGCGCGATTTCGTATACTTTATCCATAATTCAGTCAATAAAAAGAAGCGGTGGGAGTTAGTAGAAGGTATCACTTATGAAGAATGATGATCAGATCGTATTAAAGGTTTCCCTGAGTCCTTCACAGGAGTCTTTTCCGCTTCTTTATGTGCTAAGAGGTTGCAGTAGGTCGGAGAGCCCACGTAAGTGCCCGTAAAGCCTCGGAAGCGGCCTCCATTTCGTTCTTACGCTCCAGGCTTTTAAGACCGCCTTTCTTCTCGATAGCTTCCAGTTTGCGAACCAGCAGCTGCAGCTCTCCAACCGTCAACTCATAGAAAGGCTTGCCGGCAATCTTGTTTGAAGACACAAAGGCGTTGATGCCGTCCCAGTTGTCGATGGTATTGATGCCCAGGCGGCCGATGCGAAGAAGGGCCGATGAGCGCCAACGCTTGAGCTCCGCTCTGGAGGGGCCGGTTGCCTCATCCAGGGCACCAAGCATCTGCATATATTCGGCGTCTGTCATCTCATTAAGATGCGTGGTTCGGCCGTCAGTGAACTGCAGCACAATCTCATCCTTGTCTACGCTCGGAAGCTTCTTCAAAAGCGCGTAGAACGGTTTGTAATTACGTCTCATCATATCTTGTCTGCTCTTTCAATTAAAATCTTTTCGCCTATTGTATGAATCCCTTCAGGAAACAGGCTCTTGAAGTCTCCCTCTGGCGTGTCATAGATCTCTCCGTCTCCGGTCCTATAGGACTCCACCAGACCCTTCTTTTCAATGATTTCTTTTGCCCTTTTCCGATCAATCAGCTTTGAGTGGAAGATAAGCTCTCCTGAAGATGTTCTGCTTGCCGTATGCAAGCTATACTCAAAGCAACATGTTTTAGAGATTATCTCCGTTGTCTTTGAACGTATCACTATCATTGCCATAGCCTTAGTCAATTTTACTTTCTATGTTCGTTATACCATTCTCCAATCCAGACGGAAGTAAACACAATGACTGCGATAGCAATGGCGGCTATAAACGGTATTAAAACTTCCTTTTCCATTTCGTTACTAATTATGCGTTTTCCTCTGAGTAGAACTCCGTTACTACCTTTATGATTTCGTCTGCAAGCAGGAAAGGCATCTCTGGGCTCGTTTCCACATATGGAGTCTTTCCGCAGACTTCGATCTTGACCAAGTATTCCATTTATTCCTCTTTTATACCTTCATCTTTAAAGCTGTCCTTGTATCTGTCATACCTTACGCAATATCCAGATTTATACGTGCATTTCACTTTTTGGATAATAAAGTAATTACATCCATCACACGGCTCTTTCCCATGCTTTTCAAGCCATTTTTTCAATGAAAGAGCACGATTGCTTTTCTTTTCACCGGCCATACTCTTACTCCTTTTTACGTCCTTCCCAGTAGCGCTGGGCCCCTTCCTCCCAGATGACATACTCCTTCGTATCTCCCATGAACCTACCCTTTGAGAAGACCGTGTGGCCTTCCACCCA